TAGCAGGTAACCCAGGATGAACCCCGTTCTCGGACGGGGCGCGACTGGCACTTCACGTGCTGTCGCTGTCTGTGGACTTAGACGCCTTGCCTTTCGCGTCGTAGTCTTTGGCTGCGGACGCAGCGCATTGGCGACACCTGAAGGACCGATCAGCGTCGTACTTTTTCTTCTGGTTGACGCTCAGGGCGAGAGGCGACGTGAGAACCTTGCAATTCGAACAGGGCTTGGCGACGCCTTCCACTCCGGGCACCACGGGGCCCGGAGCGAGAGCGGCGTCAATGACTGCAGCAACCAACGTTTCTCTGTCTTCGGCGGTACCTGCTGAAGGCACGTACTCAGTGGCCGCAGGGGAAGCATAAGTAAAAGGTACGCTGGCGACCATATTCTCGGGCACGGCTATCTGCACGACGCCGAACAGGAGAGGGGCGACAAAGATCTCGAGGGGGTCCAGCCTGAGGCGCCTTATGAAAGCCTCGCAGACGTCCATCTTAAACGTGGGGAAACGCGCAACCAGCCAGGGCGCCGACCAAGAGGCCACATCGTTGGGAAACTGCACTTCCGAGTTGTACTGCGCCCACCACGTAGTTGCCTCAGGGCCCAGGCACGGCAGTTCGAGACCCGTGGCCTCGCAACCCTGCATAAACGCACGAGCTATGTTGCCCAGAGGGTACGTGTTGCCGTCGCAGGCAAGCCAGCCGCTCAGCCTCTGAGTCACTTTCTCCAGAGCCGTGAACCTGTCCCGAACTCTCAGATGGAAGCGAGCCATGTTCCTGCGCGGATCCGCTTGAGTGGAAGGGTCTCCATACCACACGGACGGGCCGGCTATGCGCCCTGCAAAGTTCACGCCCCAAGCGCCTCGCTCGAAGTTCTCCGTGGTGAGTTTCAGGCCAAAAATGGCACCCACTTCCTGTATGCGTTCCTCAGTACCGTAGTCTGACACGGCGTCGTCACCGAGGTACAGGCCCAGGTTTTTCCAGCAGGCGTCCGGAGACAAGCCGTCCAGCCAGTGTCTCACGAAGGTCTTCATGGCTCCAAGAGTGGTGTTGGCACCCGTGGTCTCTGGGAAGCCGCTGCCTATCCCGGCGATCTGTTCGTACATCACGTTCATGATCCAGCCCGCGTTGGCAAAGCAGTGCTCGTACTCCTCCAGTATCTTGTCGTGCCATTCCTGCGCGAACAGGGCCAGCAACAATGACAAGAACCAGGACCGAGCCCAGATGCAGTAAGTTGTGTCCCACGTCTCACCGTCCTCACAGGAGACGCGCTCTCTCGCCGAGCAAAATTCTGCCAGCCTCGCGGCAATCTCCGCGGGGGTTCTGCCCGGCATGTACCAAGTCTGACCGAAAGCGGCGCTCATGGCAGACTGGAAAGACATCATAAAAGGGGACCACCCTACTTTGTGGCTGGCGGAAGTCGGACTGATGATGCGGAAGGGATTAATCTTCTGGTATCCCTCCGCCTTGTCCATGGCTTTAATGTTCTGTCTACGGCTGCCTGCGACGGCGGAGCCATCGTCTATGATGTGCCGCTGAGTGGGGCGTGACTGTTTGTCGAGAAGCTCGTCAAAGCTCGCGGGATGAAGACGCCCACGGCCAATGGCCGCCACAACTCGGGCAGAAAAATCGGCTGCCGCCATTTTGACTTTGTGCGGCACATCCGGCACGCTGGCCTGGTTCTTCTGAATGCGCTTGGC